GATGTAGGTGTGTCCGGTGTTGGTCACGACGCCCAAATCGCCACCATACACATCGATTTCGAAGGTGGTGGTGTTGTTCAGGGTCGAGTTCGTTATGGAGACGTTCATCTGTCCCGAAGTGCCCGTGGTTTCAAAGAGGACTATCCTCGAACCATCTGCCGCCTCGAGAAGGGAGCAGTTGAGAGTCGCATTCAGGTATTGGATAGAGATGTTCGTGATGTTCGTGCTGTTGCCGGTGTTGGTGAACACGACGGTGTTGTTCCCGTAAATGAGATTGCTCCCGTTGAGTGTAAATATGGTCGAGTTTTGAGACGTGTTCAGCCTGCCAAGGCTGACGCCGTTGAGGTAGACCGTCACGTTGGATGAACTGTTGTTCTGGTAAGTGATAGTCATGTTGTTGGCTGAGGTATTCCTCTCGGGGGAAGAAAGGTCGCGGACGATGCGTGTTCCGTTGGCTCCGGCGAGAGTGGTGTCGTTATACTTGACTACGATGGAACCTGCCTGCCCGCCGCTCGAGCTTGTCGCGGAACATGATTCAGTGGCAATCATTCCGTCGAAAGTAGTGGTGTTGGAAAGCGTGGTTGAGTTGGATGTCCAAACTACGAAGACGTGGCGCGAGTATGAGGAAGCGAGAGAGAGATTTCCGTAGACTCCGGTGTCGTTTATGCGCCCGGAATAGAAATCGCGGTCAGGAAGATTCGAAGCGCCGGTGCTTGGCTGCGGCTGCCCTATGCAGCCGAAAAGTCCGACAAGCATGAGTGTGAGAATAACTGCGAACGCCTTGTTCATCCTATCACCGCCGTTGAAAACTGAAAAGAAAAAAACAAAGAAACTACTTCTTGACCAAGACTTCGAGAATGCGCGTCTTGTTGCTGTTGCCCGAGCCGCCGAGCGTGATTACGCCCGTAGCAACCACCCACGTGGGTGCTTCGGCTACCGCGGTGTCCTCGTCGAATCCGGTGATGGCTGCAATCGTGCCATAGGCAGCGGCGAGAGTTATGGTGTCTCCCGTGTCGGCGGTTGCCGCCGTTTCGATTACAATCAGCTCGTATTTCGAGAACCCGAGGGCTGGAGCAATCTTGGTGAACGTGCACCCAGATGTTATGTCGCCCATTTCAAATCACCCTAAATCCCGAAGAGTATCAGCGTGTGCGCGCCGGTCGAGATTGTTCCGAGCGTGACCGTGGTTCCCGAGAACGTCGCAATCTTCACTGCGCCGGTTGAGTCGCACAGGTATGTGGCGTAGATGGTCGAGAACTGCCCTGAAGCATCATACGTATAGCCTGTTGCCGCGTTCGTGTCTGTAAGCACAACGAAGCACTTTATCCCCGCGTTGGGAGACACCTGCCCGCTGTTTGACACCGTAATTGCTGTCATTATGAATCACCTTTTGTCTGTTTTTTACGACATGAAAAATAAAAAAAATGGCTTGTTTAAGCCAGCCCGGTTATCTTGCAGTTGAACTCGGGAACCGTGCAGATAAGCGCCTCATACATCTTCACCATGAACTTGTATGAGTCGTTCGTCTTGGCGAGTTCCTCATAGGTCATGTCCTGAAGGACGCGCATCTGCCACGTGGAGCTGTCCATGATGGCGATGGTCTTGAGGTTGGTCGTTGTGGGCGAGAACCTCGATGCGATTATCGGCAGTCCTTCGAACACGACAGTCTGGAAGCCCCATGCAATCTTGTCCATCGGAACGATGCGCTGGTAGTCCTGAAGCAGAGCCTTGACATCGTCCAGCGTCTTGAAGTCCGTGACCATCAGGTCGGGGTTGCCCTGACCGAGGGTGGCGGAATCATTCGCCGTGCGCGCCTTGCGGATTGAGGACCTGAGGGTGTCGATGGTAATCGCCACCGAGCCCGCCGCAGTGCTCTGGATGCTTGAGGTGTTAAGAACACCGTTGTATTCTGCACCATCGACCGTGGCGACTGAGCCGTAGCCGGTCCTTGTGGAGGTCGAACCGTTGAGGATTGCGTCCTCTTCTATGAACCTGAGGGTCTTCGTCTTGTTCATTACCTCGAGGTTGAGTGCGTCGACGTAGTTCGTGGAGAGATACTGCTTGCTTGCCGCAAGGTAAGGTCCGCTCACACGACCGACCGTGTATGCGTATTTAATCGCAACGCTCGAGCGCACGTAGGTGTCGTCCTTCTCGTTGAGGGAAGCATCTTCTATGTTGAAGCCGCCGATGCCACGGGCAGTGAGCCTGTTGAATTCAGCGGTGCGACCATAGTTGGTCACGCGGGGGATAAGTTCAACGAGGGGCGTGAGGCGCCTCGTTATGTCGATTATGCTCGGGTCGACGTAAAGCGGGATTAACGCCTTGTCGGTCGTTCCAGATGCAGCCGAAGCTATCGAAGCAGCCTTGGAGAAATCAAGCCCGGTCTTCTCGAAGACGCCCTTCGCAAGCTCGGGGCGCCCGTCAAAGCCGCGCATCGCGTCAACGTAGCGCGCATCCTTCGGAAGGATTTCGCTCGCCTCGAACGAAGCAGCCATCTTGGAGAGGACCTTATACCTCTCGGGGGTTGTCATGTCAGTCATTCAAATCACCACTTAGAACGCTTTGCCCGCCGGGAAGACGCCGAAGGTTTCCTTCGACTCTTTCTTGACGGTCTCTGTCTTTGTTCCTTCTATCGCCTGTTCTCCGCTTTCGAGCGCCTTGGACTTTGCATCGAAGGACTTGTGGAGTTCTTCTATCCGCGCGTTCGCAGCGTTGAGCTTGAGTTCCGCCTCTGCCGCGTTCTTTTCGAAGCCGGCAATCTTGTCCTCGTAGGACTTTTTGAGGTCGGAGTATTTCACGTCGACTTCCGATTTGAAGCCATCGAAGAGCTTCTTGAATTCGGGAGAGTCAAGAATGTCGACTGATTTCTTGCCATCCTCGTGCGGACCCTGAGCCGTTTCCGGCTTCTCATCGGCAACCTTCACAAGGACGTGATTTTCAGTGCCGCACTTGGCGCACTTGACCATTACGTCATTTTCACCCTTGGAGAGGACTTGCCCCGGAGAAGGCTGACCCGGCTCTTTGCCGAGGGTTTCGCCCGGTCCCTTTATTGGTTCTGCCACATTACCACCTTTGAAACTTTTCGTTATGTAGGAAAGAATGGATGCTTCCTTGTTGGAGGGGACTCCGACAACGGAAACCTCGTAGCATTCCACGTCCTTGATGACACGGACGTTCTTTCCCAACTTATCATCGTATTGATTTTCCCAGTCGACGATTTTGCCGCCGATTGAGAACGACTTGAGGATGCCCTCCTTGATTTGCGTGACGACATCCTGCATGCCCGCCGCCTTGGTGGGCACGACATCGACATAGACCTCGTCGCCGCGGACTTCCGCGTTGGCAACCGTGCCGACGCCGAGACCCTTGGTGTCGTGGTTGAAGAACACCGTGGAGTTCTTCCTGAGGTCGGACGCTATTTTCGGGAGGACCGCTTTGTCAATCCTCTCGAAATCCCTGTCGACTGCCGAAGATGACGCTATTCCGCCGAAGAGTTTAAGCTCGCCCGTAGACGAGACCGATTTCTCGAACGGAATGACGATGTTGAAATCTTGCAGTTCCGGGTCCATTACTTTCACGGATTCGCCCCGAGTATTTAAAGCTTTGTTTTGGGTCGGATTCCCATCTCGGCAAGCTGGTCGGTTCCCTCATAGAAAACCGCCTTGTCGCCGGTTTCCTTCCCGGATTTGGTTTCGTAGCCAGTCACGTTCGGGAGGACGACTTTCGGGACTCCGGGCTTGTCGAAGTCCATGTTGACGTTGGCTGCCGCGCGGTCGCGCGCCTCGAGAACGGCACGGATGCGCGCCTTGAAATCACGGAACATGTTGTCGTTCGTGACTTCGCGCTCGGGCTCGACTGCGCCGAAAGGATAATCCTTGGTGGGATTGGACTTGGAGAACTTGTTCGCGCGCGTCTCGTTCGCCTGCTCTGAGTTGAGACGTTCGGCATTCTCCTTCTTGTCTTGGTTCTTCTGGGGGTTCGCCGCGTTGGGATTCGTGTTGTCCTTGGGGGCAAACTGCCCGATGCCGAGCTGTTGCTGGATTTGGAAGATTGGGATGTCGCCCATCTCCTCTGTCTTGAAGTCGATGTCGCCCGTGACCGAGTCGAAGCGGACCTTCCGCTCTTCGAGAGGCGGAAGCCCCATCATGCTAAGGACTTGGTTGGGGGTTGCCCACGGGATTGTCTGCGCGAGCTGCGCCATCTGGACGTATTTGAGGCGCTCGCGGGAGTTTTCGTCGTTGAACATGAATTGCACGTCCTCGAAACCGAAGTTAGCCGCGGTGAGAAGCTCCATGTTGATGATGTCCTGTATGAGGAGGCGCATCTTCTTCTTCTTGCGGTCCCAAGCCTCCATCTGGGTTTGGGCGTTCGAACGGTTCGAGCCCTCGGTGATGCCGAG